GCGGACACGAACTCGCCCTAATTGTTCGGGATCGTCGATGTCTTCAACGATTCCCATGAACCATACCCATGTATCACCGAAACTTGTAAATGCCATTATTCAATTACCTTTGTCAATAATCTGGACCGGGTCTGTAAACCAAGTGTGGTTTGACGCAAGTCATGACTGTGTAGTGTCTATAATCTGAACCCTTGTTGTCGAACACGATATGATGTTTCAGATCGCGAACAATGTAGTGACCACCATATTTTGGATCAGGAAAGAGTTCATTATACGGTCTCTTATTTACTGTGAATCCAGAAACGTGTGGTGTATTGATTCGAATGACGTGCCCAGCAGAGATGTCAGTTCTACCAAATACCCTTATCTTAACGCCATACGAATTCATCAATTGTTCGAATGATCTTTTGATATTGAGCGTTGCTGGATGTGGATCACCAAATCGCAGACGATCCTTGAACAAGAAAAACTTTCTTGCATGATTGTTGTTGAACAATGATCTCCACTCGTCGGTGTTCAAAGGTTTGGTATCTGCGCCATCTAGCGCAATGAATTGATAACCTTCTTCCTTATAACAAAACGCCTCGGCTGTGCCTGTCATGATGTCGAATACGCGCGTCTCCGATGCTAATGAGGACGAACTGATCTTTTCAGTTGCAGAACCCTCATTCAACAGCTCGTAATGGAGTACGGTCTTTTTGTTCGGATTTGCAGAATCTTCGCGCCCGACATAGGTCGATAACCAGAATTCTTTTTCGATGCCCTCCAACGGATTCTGAGGTCCTACCAGAGGCAACCACTTCTCGATCAGATATTCTACCGTGACGAAGTTGAATTGATCCTTGTCTTCATAGAAATAGTAGGAGTGAGATTTGTGGTTAGGGTCAAGCGACTTTGCGCGTTCTGTCACCAAGTCGACGATCTGAAATGGTCTGACGTGTCTAACCATGAAATCGAAATAACCAACCGTCTGTTCTATCTCAAGTTCTTTGAACTCTGGACCAATGCGATTATAGAACATGTTCTTTGCTACAATCCAATGCTCTGAAGGATTGTAGTGAAACGTGATTGACTTATTCTGATTTCGAATGTATTCGCCAGATACACACCGAAGCGTGTAACTGCGCATGTTTGTTGTTTTATTGTCTTCTAAAGCTAATACTTCATTGACATAGAGGATGTACCTCGAGACTCCGGGTGTTCCAGGAGTCTGCATCTTCAATTCGATATATTCTTCGCATTGAATAGGGAAGATAGAGAAAAGACCGACCGCGTCATTGATACGAAAGTCTGCCATGATCGTGTGCTGATCCATACTCTCGTAAATTTCAATGGCTCCGACAATGCCCTTTATGTTCTCTTTCTTTCCAGTCGTTACGCTGAAGAGATTTATACCATCATCATCGTCGATAATGATGTCGGTCGCTTGTACTATCTTTTTACTCATATATCATTCTCTCAATAATGATCTTGTCATCTCTTCGATTTTGCTTCTGTACTGTTTACTTATTACAAGAATTTCTTTCTTGGAACTGTTTTTCTCTTCTTCGAAATCGTATGCATAAACTGGTTGGTAGTACGACTCCAGCTCAACTGGAATGACTTGAGTGTCCACTTTGACTGTTGAGTAGTCTACCGTCGCAGTAGCGCCAGACGTCTCTCCTGTGATCGTATAATTAGTCTCCGACGTAAACTGACCCAGTACATGTTGAATGCTTATGCCCGTTGAACTACTCCATGTCACGAAAGCGGAATTAGACGAATCACGAACTACTCTCTCGCCGACTACAAAATCGCCCGTCGATTCAGAGGTGAATGACATCGACATGATTTTATTTGTCGATGCGTAGAAATCTTCCCTCTTACGGATGTAGTTCATGATTCCGCCTTCTGCATTGAAGACTGGATTCCAGTAATTCTTTTCCAGTTCAGTCAATGCATAATATGCTCCTGGTGGTATCACCTGAAAGTCGTCTGCCCAATCATTACGGAAGAATAGTACTTTCTGTTGTGCGTTTCGGACACTTCCGTATTTTTTGATAATCAACGCTCTGAAATTTTCATCGGTCAGATAAAAGTCATGATACGGATCGATCATTTCATTCGACAGAAAAATCATCCAATAACTCTTTGGATCATCATAATATGCGAAAGAAATATTGTCTACTCTGTCATTCTGTTGCATTGTATACGGATAAAAAGCTGAGTAAAAATTCTTCACCTTTTCGTTCAGTTTGACGCGCGCAAGTATATTTCTTGCTAACACGCCGTTGTATCTGATCATAGGGAATTTTTCGAAATATGACATCTTCTTACCTATTATTGCCCAAATATTCTTAAATTACCGTTTCCGTCTACCAAAGGTCTTCCATCTTCGCCAGCATAATATGTTGTGCCAGTATTAGGATCTTGCACTATACGAGTACCGTCAGGTAGTTGATTTGTTATCCAATCAATAAGCCCTTCGACCGGAGTTGCATTTCTGTTGACAGCCATGTTGAAGTCATCGCGAAGAATTATTTCGAGTTCTTGTAATTCTAGCGTAAGAAGAACCGCGACGGGCGCTCCGTTTTTATAGAATGCTGAACCGCCGTCTGGAGTATATGTCACTGTCATATTTCTAATCGAACACCATTTGAACGGGAATAGATATGGGTTGATATTTCCGTCCCTGAGTAGAATTGGCCACACGATGTCTGGATAACTTAGGAAACCGCCGTTTTCTAATCCTGAGTTCGCTGGTAATGTACTGACTCGCAAATATTGAATCACGTTCTGGAGTAGAAACGTCTCGTTTGAGTTCTTGGGCGAGAATTTCCAACTCAAGGTATGGGTTCTTAACTGCATACCCTTGAATATTATTGAGCTGTGTGGGTTGACAATGGTCTTGAAGTCCTGCCCCAATCTTTCAGCCAAACCATTTAAGCCTGCTTTGTTGAGTGCGCCTGATCCTAGATGCGCTGCAATAGTTCCTGTGTTTTCCATCACTTGTTGCATATATGGGCGAGCATTAGGGCTGAAGTCTATCGATGCACCGAATATCGCGCCAAGGTCTGTCGTATCATAGTTGACAGTGTAACTTTCAAGAAGATTTTCTGGTAGAGGCAAGAACACTGGTCCAAGAAGACTAGGTTCGCTAACACTAAAGGCGTCTTGTCTTGTGTACTCTGCGAACTGAAGAAGCATAGAGTACTTTGCATTGATGATATCTTCTGGATAGTAGAATCCACCGCCACCGCCTTCGCGCAGTCTTTTCAATGCGTTCTCGATTGTGCCCTTGACTGTGTTACCGTTGTTCAAATCTGTCGTGACTCCACTGCCGTAGACAGTCTCGGCGCCACTTGCGCTATTGATATCAGATTTGCTATAAGGGACACTGACGTCGCCTGTCCTTTCTGACACCCTCGCATTATTATTTACAGCAGATGCTGTTTCTATAGTAGCGCCACTTTGAAGAGATGAGAATGCGACTATAGAAGATGGTTGCGTTGTATTCAACAGCGTCAATTGATTCTGAAGCGGCGTCAAGTTTGTACTAGCAGTGAATAAAGATTGCACACGGGTCAGATTGAACGAATTATTTTGAGGTATTTCTGCCATGCGATTGCTCGTATAAATATGTGAATGACGTACAAAGGAATTTTCAGACCGAAGAACCCCAGTAAATACAGAGGGGATCCCACGAATATTATTTATCGTTCGCGATGGGAACTTCACTTCATGACATATTTAGACGGGCATCCCGATGTCTTGCAGTGGGCGAGTGAAGAATTGATCATACCCTACATGTCACCAATCGACGGCAAGAGACATCGATACTTCCCTGATTTCTGGGTAAAGAAGAAAAACCGAGAAGGTAAGGACGATATCGTCGTGATCGAGATAAAACCGTTTCGCCAGACGAAACCACCAGAGAAACAAAAGAAATTGACTAAATCATATTTATATGAAGTCAAAACATGGGGCGTCAATCAAGCGAAATGGGAAGCAGCGAAGACGTATTGCGACCGCAAGGGATGGCAATTCATGATCATGACAGAGAAAGAGTTAGGGCTAAAGTTCTGAAGAGGGAAAGATGGCTGACGTATTCCAGAAGATATTGAGACAGGGCAAGTCAGAAGGGGTCACAAAAGATCCCATGTTGGCGCGTGACTGGTTCAGAGATCGCGCGACACAAGTCAAAAGCGTGAACGAAAAGTCCGTCATGAATAACAAGGCAAGAACGTACAATAAAATGACGAAAACTGACGTCGGTAGAATGTACATGTTCTTCTATGAACCAAAGCACAAAGAGACTCTACCATATTATGACAGATTCCCCTTGATAATTCCCATCGGATTGACTCCGAATGGATTCATGGGATTGAATCTTCACTATCTCGCACCCGCGTTGCGCGCGCGACTCTTCGATGCTCTATATGACTTGGAACGTGACGATAAGATAAGAGAGTCAAAAAAACTGACGATAAAATACTCGATGCTGAATTCAGCAGCAAAGTTTCGTTATTTCAAACCGTGTGTAAAGCAATACTTGACGGGTCATGTAAGATCGCGTTTTTTGTACATCCCATCCGAAGAGTGGGACATCGCATTGTTCTTACCGACCGAACGATTCACGAAGTCGGCGAAGAGAAATGTCTGGAAAGATTCGTCAAAGAAAATTCTAAATGCGTCATAAATATCATTTGTCAAACATCTAGTAGACGGAGTCCACATGGCGTTCAGTTTCAGTGCATTCAGAAATCTAGTCAATAGTGATGATCTGTTTCGCGCGAACAGGGCGGAACTCATTATAAACAAAAGACCAGCTGGTATGAGTGCGTCTTCTATTGCTGGTGCTTCTTTCGTTGGTGCTGGCGGAAGACTGAGTTTTTTGATCGATTCATTCAGCATTCCTGGCGTATCATGGGCATCGTCTGACAACATCAGACGTTACGGATACGGAATATTAGAATCTCGCCCATATACTCCCGTTTTTAATGAATTGCCCATTACGATCATGGGCGACAGAAAAATGGAAGTTTACAAGTACTTTCACGAATGGACAAATTTGGTCGTCAATTATAATTTTCTTGGCGGCGGAGGTATCGGTGGTTCTTATCTGAATACAAGGACAGTTATGCGACTGAAGCATCTGTCGTCGTATATTCAATGTCTGGCGAAATTGTTGCCATATTTGAAATGCGCGACGTATATCCGTATCAATTAGACACTCTACCAATGAACTGGGCAACCAATGACGAAATCGCCAGAATTGGCGTGACATTGAAATTAACTGATTGGCATCTAAAATTCTGACATCAAATAATGTCATATAATGGAGAAAAATATGGGTCTACCTAAATTGAGTCATCCGACATTTGAATTGACGCTACCTTCTTCGGGTGAGAAGATTCGTTATCGACCTTTTCTTGTCAAAGAAGAGAAGATTCTGTTGATCGCGAAAGAGTCAAAAGATGAGAGCGACGTCATCCGATGCGTCACGCAAATTGTCAACAATTGCGTATTAGAGGACGGATTCGATATCGAAAAATTGCCTTCATTTGACTTGGAGTATATCTTCATTCAACTGAGGAGCAAATCTGTCGGTAACATAATTGAAGCGACTGTTGTTGATACTGAAGATAATCTTGAATATGATTTTACTGTCGATCTAGACAAAATTAAAGTAATCAAACCTGAAGGAACATCGAATAAAATCTACGTCGATGCCAACCAAAAGATTGGTGTTATTATGCGATATCCGACAACAAAAGATATTGTTGAAATAACGAAGAAAGGCACGAAAGATATCATCGGTGATATGTTTATGTTGTGTGTTGAAAAGGTGTTTGATGACGATGATGTTTATCCATGGAATGAGCATACTATTGAAGAGAAGACACAATTCTTCGAATCAATAGACGGCAAGAAGTACGAGAGTATCGTTCAATTCTTCGCTGACTCACCTAGAATAGAACACGTCGAGACATACACAAATTCAAAGGGAAAAGAGAAGAAAGTTTACTTTAGGAAATTGGACGATTTTTTTACCTTCTGATGAGTCATGCGTCGTTGGCGATTTATTACAATCTCAACTTCACCGTGACTTATCATCACTCGATATTCCAATTGACCGAAATAGAAAACATGATTCCTTTTGAAAGGGAAATATATCTTGATATGTTAAGAAACAAGATAGAAGAAGAAAAACAGAAGGAAAAAATGAGATAATGGCATCAATTTTCAAAGGAATCGTAAAGAAACAAGGAAAAAAATTCCTTAAAGGAATTAAAGGCGCAGCAGACGAAGTTGCTGAAGCTAGAAAACTGCGCAAAGCAGGTAAAGCTGGAAAAGCTGGAAAAGCTGGAAAAGCTGGTAAAGCAGGTTTGTTTGGCGCTGGTGGGCTTGGTCTTGGTGCGCTTCTTGGTGATTTTCTGTCTGGTCTTTTTGACGATGAAGAAGATGGGCAATCGTCACTAGGCGCAATTTCTCCTTCATCGTCGGCTTTTGACAATTCGACTGACAAAAGTTCTGGCATAATCATTCCTTCTGCGCCAGTACTTAACGTATCAAAGACTGAATATAATTTAACAATCTCTGATGAACCTCTTCCCGTTGATCGCGCATCGATCAGATCGATAAGCGAAGTCGTTTCTTTCGTTGGTAAATCTGTTCAAGAAAACAATGAAGAAGGCAGATTAGACGAGAAATCTATATTCCTTCAACTATCATTGATCAGAAGAGAACTCGACCGAGTCACATATGATCTAGAAACACTGAAGGGATTGTCATCAGATCGTAATTCTCTTATCAAAAAGACACACAATAAACTGATTAGACAAGAGACTATTCAGTCTCGCGAATTGATTTCTCTTCGTCAGCAGATAAATGAACGGAATGACCTGATAAGAGATGAAGTCACCGATAAAGAGCGCGAAGACAAAGAACGGTCAATTGAGCGAGAAAGAGAAAGATCATGGGTAGGTAATAAACTCGACGGAGTGAAGGCCTCTGCTGGCACGTTAGGAAAAATGGTTTTGGCAGAGGCAGCATTGGCAGCTGTTGCGCTGACGACAATTGCCGGTGTTTCTTGGTTCATGGCCGAGGACGAAGAAGGAAAAAGCGTCGCTGGTAATATAGGCGCAGTAACTGAAGCTCGCCCGGATCTTGTTGCTGATGCTGCTGTTGGTGTGCCAATTGCTGGGTTAGAAGCCGCAGCCGCACCAAGCGCGATAAGAGGTGCGAAGGGCAATATCAGAGCCACTTCTGCATCTATTTCGAATATTCGAAACAAGGGTATGGAAACCGCCAACAGAGAAGTCGCGGAAAGATTTGAAAAAAGATTCAGTGAGGGTCTATTCAAAAAAGGTACTACTGAAGTCGCCGAGGAGGCATCGAAAGGAGTAATAAAAAGAAATATAGAAAGAATTCTCCGAAACAGAGTAGTAAAAAGATTTGTTGCATACATCAATAAAAGGATGGGGCAATATCTTGTTCGCGCGCTTCAATCACTGATGCTAAAATATGGTGCAACATTATCGACAGCAGCGACGGGAATAGGCGCAGTCGTTAGCGTTCTTTTATTAGCATGGTCAGTGATAGACACGGCGATACTCGCTAAACAATTGTATGATCTCTATTTGGAATTCAAACTACTCGAAGAGTCTGGCAATTATGATGCATATATGTCGATGCGCGCCGATGCGAAGTTCGATGAAAATAGAATAAACGTCGAAACTTTCGATGTGAAGGAACAGATTTTCGAAAAGGACGTTCTCGTTGCAAAAACGAGCGCGACTGGCGATAACGGGCTTGTCGATGTTGTTACCTATGATGAAATGTCAGAGGAACAGAGACAACAAGCATTCGCCGATATGCGCGAGCAAATGAAAAAAGAAACCGAGGAATCTTTCTTCGGTACCGAAGTCACTGCTACGTCAAAACTGGAAGACTTGGAATCTGACGCCGAAGATTATTACATGCTATTCAAGAGAAACAATGAGTACTATATTGAGGCGATAGAAGACTACAATTACAATCTGAAGAACAAGATAGTACCAGCGAGAACAGAAGTACCGCAAAAGATCGCTGATCTTGAACAGCTGAAGAGTCAGCATAAAGGAACGCCAAGAGAGCAGGAGATTCAAGAACAGATAGACGAACTCTATGAAGATTATAATGAGATGATTGCGGACAATGAGGAGAAATTCCAAGAGGCGCAAGCATACGAAGGCACAACGAAACTGGCGTTTTCGCAGTACCAGAACAATCTGAACGAAATCGATATACTCAAGAGAATGATCGTTCAAGACAACATCAGAGTCGATCAGGACCTCATGAAGTGGGTGCCACCACACCTAGAGGATCAACAGAAGATCGCAGAAGGTGAATCTATAGAAAGATCATTGGTAGACGAGTCTGTTTCATTCATTGAAACGGCGTTCAGTTATACGCCGATTGGTCTAGCATCAGATTATTTTGATGTCGGCAGAGATATGGCGACGGCAGAAGAGGTCGCTAATAGAGAGAAAGAAGATGAGATGCCGGCACCATCAAGCCCGATTTCTCCCATCGTACAGTCTACGCCGACTGCATTGTCGCCTACCGGTCAAAACGTAGAAATGACGAATAGAATTACCAATTATAATTTCAATAACTTGACGATGGAAGAACGTGCTGAATTGATGAATAGAAAGAGTCGATTGGCAGATGAGATGCGACAACAGAATCCCAGTCTTTCGATTGACGTTGCTAACATTCTAGCAGAAGATGAAGTCAACAAGCAGTTAAGAGAAGGTAAAATTTTCGATCTTGATGATATGGCGAAGAGAAACGTTATCGAAACGACAACGAGTGGCACGCTGTCGACATCATCTGAGGATTTAATTCGCCCTGAACCGAAAAATAACGTCGATCTGGTAAGAAACGAACTGATAGGCGCTGGCATACTTAATCCGCAGACGCAAGGAAACATTCTTGCGCAGGTCCAAGAAGAGAGCAATTTCAGACCTAGAAGTGAAGAACTCGGGAAATATTCGGCGAAGACTCTCTTCAGACTCTTTGGTCCTAATCAGACGAGAAATAAAGTCAGATTCAATACCATCGAAGACGCCGAAAATCTTGTCAGTAAAGGACCAAGTGCAGTAGGTGATGTACTGTACGGCGGCAGAATGGGTAATGATCAAGAGGGCGACGGATACAAGTACAGAGGGCGTGGATTCATTCAGATAACAGGAAAAGACGCTTATGAAAACATAGGCGATTCCATAGGCGAGAATCTGGTGTCGTCGCCAGATAAAGCGAATGATCCCAAAGTCGCTGCGAAGATCGTACCCGCGTTTTTCCTAGACTACAAAGGAAAGCGCCCTGAAGATTTGGCAAGTATTTCGACAGTATCGAAGTTGGTTGGTTCCGCTGACGAAGAATCGATCAAGAGAAGAGAACGTATCTCCGAACAGTTCCAGAGCGTCGTGGACGCGCAGTTGAACCAAGCAGTATCTGACGTGCAGTCTGTCGCGCAATCGTCTCCAGAAGCATCGGAGTCTGTCTCCGAGACTACACAAAATTTTGTCAACAATATTGCATCAAACGATCTGACGTCGCCCACCGCACCGACTGCTGATCAGAATATGTCAATGACAAACAATTTGCTAAATTCTAGATATACTTTAGTTGACAATAATGACTTCATGAAAAATCTGTTGGCGAATTATTCGATGACCGCACCAGACAATCAAGGCGACTTCGTTTCGATGATGACCAATAGAGTTTCGCCTGAATATATGCGAATTGCGAATGATCTGAAGATAGAACCAAAAGTGGATGATATCAACAAGTTGAGCGAAATCGACTCGCGAATTGTGCAGCATTTAGAACCTTTGGTATACAACATCGAACAAAACAAACAATTCGATGCCAAAGATCCTTTGGACCAGAGACTTGGGCAGATTCTACAGTCGAGAGCAGAATCGCAAATCAATAATGCAAGACCAGTAGGTAGACCGCCACGCGATCTTTGGTATAAGAGACAACATAAGCGGACATAAAAAAGGGGGAGCATTGCTCCCCCGAAGTCGCTAAAGACGTATATCAGTCTTCAGCAAGTGCCTTGAAGAAGTTCAAGGAATCGTCGTCGTCATCGAAGTTGACTTCTTCCGCTTGTGGTTTTGCTTGACGACTCTTTTGTTGTGCGCTCTGTACAGTAGGAGGTGACCATGGCGATTCTTCTGGCATGTCATCTTCTGCTGTTGTGTTCGTCGCCACATCGCCTAGGACGCGTTGGAGGCGCGATTGGAGTTCAGCGTATGTCTTGAACTGACTCTCTGCAATCAAGTCTTGGAGAGAGTGTTGTGACGTCCAGACACGTTCTAGATCCTCGTCGTCATCGAGAAGCGCAGTCGGTGAATCGAAAGTTGACTTGTCATAGTTTCGATACCCTTCATAGTTTCGAATGCGAAGACGGAAGTTAGCACCTTCCCAG